TGTCTAGCACCTTGGTTAGCCATCATCATGTTCATGTCTTGGTCTGACATACGACCACCACCACTAACACCTCTTAACATACTAACAAATTGTGGGTCGTTTCTTCGTAAACCAGTCATTTCTTCTAAAGCTGGCATAAACCCTTCTACATCATTACCAGCAGACAACTGTGAAGCATAGTCAGACAACATTTCTTTGATATCCATATTCTGATAGAACCCTAAATCAGTTTGTCTGTTTGATAAACTTTCAGGTAAAGATATGTCTGCATAAGGTGGTTTTTGACCATCCGCTCTCATCATCATTCCTTGACGCATGGGTGTTTCCTCACCTATCAAACTCTGTATTCTTCTCTCTAGTTCTTTACTTGCCATATTATTAGCCTATTGTAACTGACACTGTACCAACACTCATTGTAGCACTAACACCAGTTAGATATGTATTGTGTTCATATAAATTCCTGAACTGTGTACCATCAAAAGCCTGATGAACTTCTACTGTAGAGTTAAATATAATCTGCCCTGTAGCAAATTGCAATTGTGATATTTCTGTAGCGTTAAAATGTTTTACTCTTTCTGGGTCATGTGCGTTTAGGTTTATCTCCAGAATACGAACCAACCTATTAAAAGTGTCTATAGACACCATGTTACCTTGAGCTATTGGCAGTCTAGTTTCAAGTAATTTGCCCACTACCTACGCCCTGAAGGTTGTACATCTAGTCTTGTTGCACCAAGTCTCCATCTGTAGTCTTTTCTGCTTGCTGTATTGTCATCATCTGACTCAAACCTGAGAACTAATTGCCTACTTCTTGTCCTCAAACTTGAAAATGTAGATGTTGTGGTCACTTGTGTGGTCGAATCTGTGGTTAGACTCTCACCATTGAAGTTTCTCCTTTTTACAACAATGTTCATTGCTGGTGAAGGCGATGTACCTGTTTGACTGTCAAATTTGACATCAGGTATCACTTTTTTAACAAAAGCAAAGTTTTCACCATCAGATATATCTATGTCAGCTGATTCTATAAATACACCATCCATGGCACTCTCATCATCGTTAAAACCTGTTTCGTGCAAATACAAATAACTCTTAGATGAGTCTTTGCCTGATGCTACTGGTTTATTCTCTATACCAGCATCTAACCAAGCGTATCTAATCAAAGTTCCTATACTCCAAAGGTTTTCTTCGTAGTTGTAGATTACATATCTTGATATTTCGCCTGTACCATCTTCCAAAGATGGATAGAAAAACCATACCTCTGAAAATTCAGTGTTAGTAGAAACGTGACATTTGTAGGCTTGAGCTCTATCCAGATCAGAAAAGACATAATCTTGTACTGAGCATGGTAATTTTTGTACAGAGCCATTGTAAAAATAAAATGCGTTTTTTGACATAAAAAACACACCATTTGGTGAGTTCACAGCAGCTTTAGGTCCTACCAGACCAGCACCTTCATTTATTAGATTGACTGAAAACGTCAGAGGAGGTCCTATAAAAGCCATGCTATAAAGACTTGTATCAGTCCAAACTAAAACTTCTTGCCTAGATTTTAAACCACCTACAATAGTAGAGCCACTAGATAGTCTGACATCACCAGCACTGTTTGTGGTTAAAGGCTCGAACTCAAGAGCATTTTCTGAGTCGCTAAAAGCTATCAACATAGGGTCAATACTTCCTGTTCTTGAACCACTACTGATAGGGTCTGCACCTAGAACTATTAGATGCCTGTCTGTCTCAGAAGTAATAACTTGCAGACCTTTGGTTGGCACTAAATTAGCTCCTGTGGTTCCTGATAGGCTTACAGCTCTAGTTGATAAACCATCATTTTCTACCCATCTAAAGATGCTACCACCTCGTGGATTTATTATTAAATCTTCTCCAAAATTATCATGTGTCCATAGTCTTAATTGACCAGTATCAGTAAGAGCAGAAGTAGAGCCATAGCCACCAGCACTCCAAGCTCCTGAGCCCCAACCTGTGGCTTGTACAAACACATCAAGTCCAGAGTTTATTTGATAGACACCATCAACACCTGAGCCACCATTACCACTATCACTGCTATTTGCTGTGACAGTAGTGCCACTTGTATCTACAGCAGTAAAAGTGTAAGTGTTTGCATTGGGAACGCCTGTAATTTTGTATTCTTGGTTAAGAACAGCAGCTGTGATGTTACCACCCAATGTAGCAGCACCTGACAAAGTAACGAAATCGCCTACAACAGCACCATGAGTTGAATCTGTCGCTGTAATCACTGATGAACCATCAGTAGCTGAAAAGGTTATGCCATTAGTGGTTGTAGCCCTAATAGGTGTTATGTCATTATAATTATTACCACTGTCTATGTAGTATTTTGATGTTGTGCCAACCCCTAAATATCTAGCACCACCTAAAGAAATCCAACTATGCAAAGCTCTTGGTGTGTCTTGTATAACGTCAGAGCTTTTTTTTGTCCAACCACCTAGTTTTTCTACGCCACCCTTTCTAAACCTGACTAGGTTTCCATCAACCCAACCATTTTCATTAGCATAGTCAGTCTGCTCTTTGTTGATTCCCGGCTTAAATGTAAATTTTGTCAGTGGCATTCTCTAACTTTACCATTTCAAAATTAAGTTTAAGCTATTCTTATGATGGCAGCTGTGGCACTAGCTGCTGGAAAGACTACTGTAAAGTCACCAGCTGTACTTGTCTTATCTCCTCCAAAATCAATAGCAGCTATCGCTTTGTTTCCATTAGTGCTGTTGTATATTAAACAGCCTCTAGCAGTAACTGTGGCTGTACCAAATGTTAAGTCTGCAAAATCCACTATTGCTGTAGTGCCTGACGTTGATGGAGTCACGTTAGTCAACGCTGCTCCAGCAGCTGTGTAGTTTGTACCTGTCACTTCATTAGTAGTTGCATAGGCTGTTGTGCCAGCTCCTAATGTTGCAGAAGAGGTGTACAAAGCCAATTTAATGGAGTCTGCTCCATTTGTAAGGTTGTGTCCTTCTACAAGTATCTCTTGTTTAAAACTTGTGGTTATTGCTGATGTAATCGCCATTTTTAAAGCTCCTTTATTATATTAGCCATGTCATCATGACCTTGTTGCCTTAATAAATTCACATACGTCACATTTTTAGAATTTATTGCATTCTTTATAGAGTGTAAGATTACAGTATAAACTTGATTTTGAAAAGCCAAAGCCTGTTGTTTTACATGCTCTGGTGCATCCAAAGAAACTTCACATATTTTCTTAGTAGCTTGCTCTGCCCAAAACTCAGGGTCATGTCCTTTGTTTTGTGTGGTATGCACACCTACTTGTCCTAATTTTATAAAACTATCTGTCATCCTTTGTATGGTTCAGGTGGTTCTTCTTCTTTGTGCAATACTAATCCATGTTCTGCTAACTTCTTATCTATGTCTTGAAATGGTTCTATTATCCACTTGCCTTCGTGTGGTACAGCGACTAATGGTTTGTCTAATCTATGGAAACCATAAAGTCTGTCAGTTGCTACAACATTAGAATCTAACACTGTCGATCTAGCACTAACACCAACTATAATGTCAGCTTCCATACACTTGCATATCCAAAACTCAACACAAGCTCTACCAGCTTCTGCAAAGTGCATATTCTCTTTGTAAGAAAAATCTATGCCATACAAATCAAGAGCACCTACTTTGTTGTAAAGAGCAAAAGCTATGGCATACGCTACTGTGTTGTTTAGATAGGCACACTTAGTAGCATTGCAAACTTCTTGTATTGGATATACCACAGCACTAGGCACTCGCTCATCTAATTCACAGGTGTAAATAGGATAGTCAGCTGTTGGCAAAATTCTTGTCAAAGCATTGGTTTGTTTACCAGCATCATTGCTGTCAAAAAATCTGCTTGCTGGGTCTAACATAAACATTCTGTCTGTTCCATATACAGCTGCTGCTGAATTTATTGTCCAGACTTCATCCCATGTCTTGCCATTCTGTAAACCAACAGCAAAATCAACTTGTGATATGCCAAGTCCAACTAAGGCAACTCTCTTGCCTTCTAATGATTCAATGGGTTGCATTAAGATACACCAGTTCGCAACTGATCGTATCTGTATTCATCTCGTGTGCCACGACCTTCAGATAAGTTTTTCATTCTGCCTACTGCCTCCTTAAATCTAGCCTCAAATTGACCAATGACATCAGGGGGTTCTTTCAGAAAGACAGCTCCTTCTACTAAAGTACCATACAATAAAGCATCAGGATAATCTGTGCTTAGTATTGTAGTACCACTGTCACTACCACTTGTTAAAGAGGCTGGTTTATACAAATAATGTAATTCAATAGTATATGCTGAGTCAGGAACTGGAGCAAGCTCAAATGAAGTATCATCAAACTGTGAATAATACTTTGGTTGTCCTGTAGCAGTTGATGAGGGAGCATATTCTTTTATAAAAGATGGGTGTTTAAAATCTAAATAATCATAAGTGTTGCTGTTGATAACAGCTAAACTGAATGGAGCATAAAAATCTGTAGGTGTAGCTAAAAACCTGTTACTCACAGTTAAAGTTGCTTGTACATTTTTTCTTTGAAAAGGCAGTTGTACTAAATTAAATATTCTGTCTTCTGCTTCTTGTATAAATCTAGGTAACTGATTTGTAAAAGTTGTTTCAGATACTTGCAAATAATCTTGTACTGCTGTTTTTAATGTTGCTAATGTAAAACTCATGTTGTTACTGTGACTGCTCCTATGCTTGCTGTCAATTCAAAAGAATCTAGTTGTGTGCCCAGTTTACCAGTACCCACATTGGTATAAACTGTAAAAAAATTATTAGTTTCTGGGCTTTCTACTCTAGCATCTCTTATTGCCTCTGGGTCAACTGGAGAAGGTTTTGGCATTAATTGTGGGTGTTTAGCATCCCA